CAAACTTTTTTCTTTTACGATTTATTTTTTGTAATCCAAAACTATTACCTTGTTCATCTTGAACAATAATCAAGTTTTGGTTTGTTCTATCAAAGCAATCAACAACATTTTGTTTCATGGTGTCTAACTCTTTAGATAGTCTATTTGCTCGTAGCTTTAATTGAGCATAAGCAAGAACCACTTTTTTTTCTTCTTGCTTTAGCTTTTTTATTGCATTTGGCATTTTTACCTCTTTGTTAAGTTATACAAACTTATGTTTGCTCTCACTTCATATATCTTATGTAGTCCCATTACAAGAACTAATTTAGTTTTTTTTTATCTTTTTTATTAATGATATTATTAATGGTATCAACATTTGGCTCTACCTCTAGTTGCATTACTTTTTCCAACCCCTGCACCAGCGTCTGCATCTGCTTGGTGAATTCATCTTGTGCTTTTTGTCCTGCACCACGAGAACGAGGCGAGGCGACATTTGTCGCCTCAGTTTTTTTATCTTTAGTCATTACCACGAACACCAATATTCAACGACTTTCTTTTCGTTGATTGCTTGTTCACAGAACTTCAAGAACTTTAAATCCTGCTCTTTGTACTCTTTAACCGAATCCTCTTGGAATTGTTGCCCCCAAAAAAATCCATCTTCAGCGTGATAGTCAGAGAAACCTTTTTCTATCTGTTCGCTTAACTCTTTCACGACATCTTCTGTAATATAACAAGGTGTATCTTGGTCGGCATTAAAACCTAAATGTGAAAGGTGTCCTTCTACCTTCATACTAGGATTTTGTTCTGCCCATTTTCTAGCCATGAACTCTTGAAGTCTTGCGTGTTTTCGCCAAACGAAAACACCTGCGTTTTCAGAGTATTCACTATCATTGAAAAACTTTTCCCAATCAATCTTTACTCCTTTTATATGTGCGTGTTGATCTAAACCCATATTTCTCCTTTGTTAAAGTTTAAGACCTGTCTTATCAAATCCCACCAATCAATGCAACAACTATATTTTAGAATCGTTCTAAACTAGCGACCTTACCATTCTTCATAACAGAACTTCCTGCGCCCAGCCCCCTGCACTCTACACACACAGCGTGGAGATCCAGCTGTCAGTCAAACGAGCGACATTAGAAAGCTGAGGCTATAGCGAGAACGAAGAGTCCAGTGATGAGGATCATTGCATCTGGAAATAGTAGGAACAGTACTACGTACAACGCAACTAGTTCCACGGGCTTCTCCTGGCGTGTCCTGCACCAGCTGTTACCTGCTGCTGGTGCCAGTTCAATTGTAAACGAAGCGAGGCCTTCATTTGTCCTCCCCAACGACATTGTACTCTAGCCATCCATCGGCTTCGTCAACACCTTTCATAAAGGCATCGAGTTCTGCAGCGGTAGCGAAGGTATACACCTTTCTTTCTTGTTTCTGTTGTCCCCAGTCAATGGTAACGGCATGTTCACCGTGGACCTCAGACTCTTTCCAACTGTTGCCATTAGCAATGCAGCTGGTGCCTCGAGCTCCTGTCAAAGCGTATACTTTTCCTTTTTCGGGTTTGTCTTCCTTCTCGAGGATGCGATTTTCACTTCCCATGAATCCATCCTTGTTCTTTCGGTAACGAATTGTTTTCATTTGCTCTCCTTTGTTAGTTAGCGTCACTTCAGTTTTTATTTGTTTCAAGCCAGCGCAGTGATCAACCCTGAATTAGCCATCATGGTCCAAGACTCCTGAAGTGCGCAACACATCAACCGTGCGCCCCGTCACTGGTTGACGATGTGTTGTTGCACACACAGCTGATGCGTAGACCTTACATAAGATATGATGGGATATATGTCAAGAAGTATTTTCAGGCCTTGGTAAGTTGTCCGTGTATCCTTACCAAGGCACCTGTATTATATATTATCTAATCGTTTTTCCAAGATATCACTATAGGCGCAGTAATCTTCTTTCTCTAATTCCTTTACCATTTTGATAGCATCAGCTACCAGCTGCCGTAGTACCTTGTTCTGCCTGGTGAGCTCATTAACTTTACTCTCGTGAGAACGAGATTTGTTCTCGCCTCGAACGAGATCGAGAGCTTCGAAATCTACTGTCATAATCTTCTCCTTTCCCCCAAGATACGATATCATGGGATACTCGTCAAGTAGAAGTTACGTGCACCCCAGTCCTGTGCTGACGCTGCAGGTGCCAGTGTTGTTTGTCAAACGAGAACGAAATTTATCCTTGACAACGAGACGAGATCCTGCCGGGAAGGATGCCATCACCAGCCCCTCGAAAACTAACAAAGAGGAAAGAAACGAGGGGCAGGTCATAGCACGAGCTTCCGTGCGTTACTGGAGCTGCAGGATGGGCCCAGTCGGTGTTCGCTGAACAAGAACGAGCGAGGTTTGTCAACGAGAACGAGATCACGCTGCGTGCTCCCGGAGGAGATCCAGAAGGTTACGCTGGACCGTGGGCCATTGTAACGGGAACGAGAACGAGCGAGACGGCACCAGTGAACGAGGATCAGTGAAACTGGACACCGGTCTGTACAGTTTAAGAGACCTCTTCAAGAGGGTCTCTTTGAAGATAATTACTTTACCACCAGCCTTGATATATTTATTAATCCACACAATTTGCCACTTATTTAATTTAGGATAATTAGCATCATCGGACTTAAGTTCTATCCAAAATATTTGATCATCACATACAGCATGAACATCTGGTATTCCATTAATTGTGCTAGATTCTATGCGAGTTAAATAACAATTAGTTAAATTGTTTTTAGTCTTTTGCCACAACCTTGATTCTTGTGCTTTGACTGTCATTAATTAACTTAACTTTTTAATATCCTTAATTACTGAGTTCGGTATAATTGTTGTATTACCTATACTTTCAATGTCAACACCATTTTCTGCAAAAGAGTAATCTCCAAACAATCTGGTAACTCCTTTAGCTTGAGAAAACAAATGACCTTTAGTTATACAGGTTGCTAAATTAGATTTTTTAAGTTCATCAAAACTACTCCAGCTGCTGTTCGATACAATATCGAACCATTCGACAGCAACCATAGGAAACTTATCTATCTGTTTTTTTACTTTTTTTGGTATTGCTATTTTTTTTCTCATTTACTCTTACCTCAACAACTCCAACTGAAGTGAATAGTGTAGGATTATGTTTCTTATTAAACTCTCTGATCCAAACTGACCAACTAGCCCTTTTTAGAAACAATTGTCTCTTCAGCTTCGATGGTTTTTGCATTATAGCCATCGATTTTCGCTGAGAGTTCCTTGAGTTTGTTTTCAAGTTCCTCACGTGACATTCCCTCCAGACCTGTTACTCTTACTTCTTTTCTATCAATGAAAGCACCAGCCAACTGGCCAGATCTGTACTCAGCATTAATAGCTGCTGCGTATTGATCTTTTTTTTCTGCCTTATCAGCAAGTCTTTCAAATCTTTTGTATCGTCTGAGATTATCACTCTCGTATTTCTTTACTTCTTGTTCAAATCTTTTATCGTAATATTTTGCAATATGTGGATTTTTTCTTCTATTTAATAATTGTGATGCAGTAGATCTTGCAGTATTTATATCTTTGCATTCATAACCTGCACGTTGCAAAGCTTCTGCTTGTGTAATTTGGCCATGATCTTGAACCATAATTTCTACAAACATTTTTTGTTTTTGAGTTAAATCCTTTTCAGTTCTCAACTCTTTTTTAGTTAAACCACCCATTATCTAAATTTATTTAAATCTCTTATTATAGATCGTCTCTCTTGAACACTTAAACTCTTGTCCTTAAGTCTAATTGCAATATTATTTTTTATTCCAGACTTAACATCAGTCTTGGCATCAGATCTTGAACCACCATGTTTTTTTACAATCTGTTGAGTTTTATTACCTGTCTTAAAATATTTTTTAGCAGCAGTTTTAATTCCTGCAGTAAGTAAACCACCTAACATTTTTTTTGGAATAATTTTACCCAAAGCTTTTGCTTGGCCTGCGTGTGCTTTAGATGCTTTTTCTAATTTTCTTTTAACCATCCTAATAGTATTTAAACCACCTTTTGATTTTTTTCCAATTCTTTCCTTCATAAATTTTCTTACAGATTGACTTATGGCTTCCTGATTAGCAGCTCTTTGCTTCTTTGTCATCATAGGAATCATCATAGTTCTTTTAGCTGCTTTATCAGATGCAAACGCTTTACCAAACATTCTAGGTCTACCACCTTTTGGCATACTTTTGGTTTTAGGTGCAGCTTTGTATTCAGCTGCAGTCATAAATTTAGTTCCACGTATTTTTCTCTTAAAATCAGCTTTTTTAAGATCCATAGGAATAACAGGTGGTGCAGTGTTTGGACTTCTTTTTTTTCTCGCAACTTCAGATTTATGTGCTTTATGAAGTCTTCTAAATCCTTCTTTTACTGTTTTGAATATTATTCCTCTCATATTTTTATTATATAGATTATTTCATCACAAAGTAACTCCCTGAAAAAGTTTTGATAAAGTTCCCGCAAGACTGGTGTATCCCAGATACACCATAGATACACCATAGATACACCATCAAAATGGTCTAAAAGTGTTGCTATTATTGATTAATAATCGTTTAGATACACCAGATACACCACTATTGACCCCTGGGGTACTTTTTATTACTCACTAGTCTGAGATATCTATATAGGATATTTTTTATCCATTGTCCGGTAACCGGTATTCTGTTATACTTTTCACATGATCCGTAAAAAAGATCAATTCATTATTAGTTTCCTGGAGGTTTATTTAGCTCTCTTTTTTAAAGTTCCTCCAGGAGCTCCTAAATTTTTACGTCCCCCATGACTATTATTTAATTCTAACTTTATCTGAAAAAACTTTCTTTCTAATTTCAGCTCTTTCTTCCTTAGTCTTAGCAGCCCTATATAATCTGTAATACTCTCGATAATTAATCCATGATTTTTGTATTTTATTAAATTTAACAATTCCCTTTTTTATCAATTTTTTATATTCATCCTGGATAATTTGAGGATCTAAATCAGCATTCCAACAAACTTCCTGAAAATCATCACTATTCTCTAAAAACCACTTATGACTATCTTCCTTCCAATAAGTATCTCTCTTAAAAGTACTAACGGACATCGAATCTTCAAATGCCTGTAATAGGATAGCCTGAAATAACCTTATTTCTGGTGATCTTCCTTGTTTTACAAATTCCATGGCCAACTTAATGCCCAAATTTTTTAACAAGTTTGGTGAATAACTCATAAAACTTCTTTATGGTTGGTTTAGGATAATCTTGTGATTTAATGAAATAGTAATCTTCTAAGATCTCTTCAATGTACCTAGTTTTCTCGTCCCCTGGCAGGGCCTCTACAAAATAGATTGTTTTACTTACTAATCCTCTAGGAACTTTCGACATTTGCATAACCACGATGTGGGAAAAGATATGGATTATGGATTACACCGTGGCTACGCATTTGTGACAACCAGCTTCAAACCTTTAGCCTGAGCTACCTTTTTTCTGCCTGATTGCCATCTAGACTCGATCTTGTCGAGAAA